CCTTGTAGTTGTGGGGTTTTTATATGCGTTGGCTTCATCGACAACAATCAAATCAAACTTACTATCAGCAATAGCGTCTGCAACAATTTCTACACCATCAAAATTAATTATTACAAACTCAGCTCCACCTCTAATTATTTCTTTTCGTTTTTCTCTAGCACCGTAAGCTATGTCTACCCTTCTATGAATAGCAAACGTAAACAAATCAGCACGCCATGCAGAATCCATAATAGATAGTGGGCATATTACCAATACACGTTTTACCAAACCCAGTTTCATTAGATAGTCAGCCGCCCATATAACAGATGCAGTTTTACCTGTGCCTTGTTCGTTAAAACAAAAAGCCCTGTTATGCATAGTCAGGAACGAGGCAGTTTCTTTTTGATGCTCAAATGGCTTATACAAACCTGTCCATTTATACTGCCCCATTATGGGACTAGGTACATCTTTTATTTGTAGGTTCTTTAGTATTTTGGATTCTACCAACCCCCAATGCACAAGAACTTCTGAATGGTTTTTGTGTTGTTTAATTACTTTGCTCTTAGGTATAACCCCTGTAATCCTGTCGGGATTACGAACTTTGAGCAATAAAGCCCTGTTATCTACTATTTCCATTTACTTCTCCCATGTGTAAACAGCCTGAATACGGTGTACGTTTCAGGCATTAGTATTTTTCATCGTCTTTCCGATGTGTCGGTTAGCTCCTACCCTGAAAGGTATCCGTAAGGAAAAAGAAGTATAGCTAACTGATACGGTTTACTACTTAAGTTGAAACAACTCTGAACTATTAGGCACTCGTATCTTATCCCTAGTTCTATATTACCGCCAATAAACTTATTTCTTTTTAGGCGTATTAGACTTTACACTACTATCCGCATTACGACTAAAACTTCTATTCTTACTTGCTGGCACAACTCTTAAATTACCTCTTGCTGTTGAACCGCCCTTGCTTAGTGGGGTCTTATGGTCAACGTCCATCCCATCACCCTTATGTGCTAATCCAGCTTTTTCCATCTCTCTACGTGCTTTATTACGTAAAGCTCTTTTCTTTTTTACTGCGGGTGTACCATCATAAGTTAAGTATTCATGACGATACGGGCGTGGCTTGTTGGTGTATGGCAATTTATTTACTCCATCTTTTAAGTGCTTGTTGGCGCATTTTCTCACGTAATTCAGGGTCTTTATATTTTTCTTTAATACTAGTAGAGCGTTTAACTACCCAATCTTTATTACTAAGCAAATCCGCCCATTGCTGTTTTAATTGGGCGTGTTTTTTGTTCGAAACCGGTTTGCCTAACTTAGCTTCCGATAAAGCTTTTTTATGCTCTTCGGTAAGTGGCACTCCTTTTTTGGCTTCGGATATTTTTTGTCGGGATATTTCAGCTACACTATCTACTTTTATTTTAACATTATAAGTAGCGCTTTTTATAAGTAACTCTTCGTAAAATGTACGTTGCTCGTCAGAACATTTACATATTACTTTAAAATCAAAAGATTTTTCACCATATTTATTCCATGAAGCTTGTAAGTGGGGTGTAGGGTGCTTACCTTTACGTAATTTTTTCTTATGCTCAGACCATCTACGGCTAAAGTTATTAGTACTACCCGCATAAAACTTACTATTAACTTTGTTTTCTATTACGTAGATATACGGCATTACTCTCTCCCATTATGTGAGCAAGATGTTACAGGACACCATGCCTTACAACTAAAATTGCGTTTTGGATTCCATACCCCGTTAGTATGACACGCTTCTAGCTGTTCCACAATAGGTCTAAAATGCGTAAAATAAGCCAATTTAAAGTTAGCATCGTATTCTTCTTTAATAAACTCTTTAGAAACAACGAATAACAAGCCAGCCTTGACTACACGTATCTCAGGAAAGTGGGTAAATAACGCCCCAGCCAACAACTTTAATTGCTTAGTATCAGCATATTTAGCTGATTTTCCTGTCTTATAGTCTATAATCCTAGCTTCTTGGTTTTCTCGGTCTAGGATAATTAAGTCGGCAATACCTCTCCAGTAAACATCTTTGTCAAAGAAGTCACAAGCTGTATATCTCCCATGTGCATACTTTATACCCATCTTATATTCACAAAGCTTTTCACCCTTAACTTTCTTAAGCTTGTCTAGCATCTCTTGCATATAAGAAAATTGTGGGGGTATCGGCTTATCGTCTTTAATGTATTCCTCAGCCGCTTTGTGTACCTCTAATCCATAATTCATTTGTTCAGATGTAGGTTCTTTAATGTCTTTCTCTACACGCAAATGGAAATATTTTTTAGGGCATTGTTCAAAGAGCGTAATGCTACTATAAGACCATGTTGGCATACGTTTCCTTTTATTTTATTACTACGCTTCTATTTTAACATTCTCCATAGCTTTTGCCATATCCTGCCTCACAATTAACTGGTAATCCCTCAGCCCAATCGGGTGTCCAACGCATACACTCCATCACATACTGCATAGCTTCTTCTACTTCCGCCACAGGTACTATACAGGCAACTGCATCATGAACAGTCAATACTACTCGGTACTTATTGCCGATTTTTAACATCTGTTCACCAATAATACAACGTGCTAATGCCTGACATACGTTTTCTACTAGTTTGCCACCATATATCTTTACAGCACCGTTTCTAGAATCATAGACGTATTGCTCGCCGTCTTCCCCCCGAATCTTGCGTAGGTTAGGATACCTTTGATGTAGCCCATTTGGTAGCAAAATCCCATCCTCTCCCGAAATAGCCACGCATCCATTACCAAATATGACCGTTCCATTGTTTGCCATAGCTTTTATAGCATCTCTTCCTTGTGTCCAAAGTCCTGGAATAGAGGCATACGTTTGTCTATAGATTTTGATGATGCTTTGTGCTTCGTCTTCTTCAATTTGTGTGCCAAAAGTTTTAAGTTGGACTTGGAATTTCTTAGCCCCCATGCCATACCCACATCCAAGAATCGTTGTCTTTCCAACAAACCTTTCTTCTTTTGTAATCTCGTCTGAATCTTTACCGTATATAGCAGATGCCATGATTTTGTATACATCTTCTCCCTTTCTAAATGCTTCGGTTAAATCGTCTTGTCCTGATAACCAAGCTAGTACCCTCGCCTCAATCTGACTAGAATCGGCATCAATTAATACATAGCCTTCAGGCGCACGTATAGCGTGTTTAAGCTTATTGGCATTATCCCCACGACTAGGTAGGTTCTGCAAATTAATCTTGTCTGCGCCACCCCATCTGCCTGTATGAGCCGCATAATATGACAGGGGGATAGGTAATGCCCCACGCTTAGCTATTTCAATAAATCGTTGTGTTCTTGTCTCTTCTAGTGTAGACTTATTACCAAGTCTCGCAGAAACCAAGGCCTGCACTCGTTCGTCAGGATAGTCAACTAAAGCTTTAAAGCCTTCATCTGATTTAGCCAAAGCCAATGCTTCCTTACCTGTCCTTGCGCTAATCTTCATTGGTGGCTCTACACCTAAAGCTTCTAACATCTTGGCAAACTTAGGGTTACTCATCAAGTCATCCCTAGTCTCAACCCCTGCATCTTGTAACAACTTCTCCTTGCGATACTGAACTTCTAGCAAGTGGGCTTCAAGCATCTTACGGTCTAGAGTAAGGACTGGTTCTGTAAACATCCTTACAGTAAGGTCTATAAGTTTTAATTCTGTAAGCTTAAACTGTGGTGCTAACTTTTTATACAAGGCATAGGTCAACTCCACATCATTCTTACAATACCCACCATAAGCATCAAGTTCCGCTTCGCTAAAGTCACAACGGCGTTTACCCAATGCATCGTTTACTTCGGTTCCCTTTTGTCCAAGTCTGTAATAATCAGCCAGTTTAGCCAAGCTACCTCCAACCTCAGTACCGTGGACAGCTCTAGCCATGCTAAGCGTATCGAGAATTGCCTTGGGTCTAATACCAAATCTCCAATTAAGGATGGAAGCATCAAACAAACTATTATGAGCAAGTAAGGCGGAATTACACCAATCAAAAGAATATAAAAAACTAGATATTTCATCATGCGTACCAGTCTGCCAAACAGTTTCATTGTTATCCTCCTTTACGGCTACACCAATTACCTCGAACCTATCATCACGTATATACTCTTCAGTTGTCTGTGTTTTAAATCCGAGGGTCTTGTCATAGTATGTTTCAAAATCAAGGGTTAATATTTTCATTAGGTTCTTTATTAAATTTTAGTACGGCTTTATCTAGGGCTTTACTCATCATATCTAGCACATCTTTAATTTCTTGTACTGTTTCGCCACCTACCGTAGCCGTACAATGCCCCATTGGTTTACCTACTGTATCATAATATACCTCACGAATTTCCAACCATTCGTCTTGAGTTTCTTCTTCTTTAATCTTAACTATTCTATAGTTCCACATTTTTCTTTTTCCTTGTTGGTTTAGGTGCATCTTCTTTAAGATTCTTTACTTCTCCGTACTTCTCAGGGTCTACAAATGATTCTGAATCTGCCAAGCCACGCTTAATAACTGTAAGCATACCTTCACCGCAAAGATAACTAATAGCATCTTTATCTAATTCTAACAGCGCTATTGCTGAACCATCCTCATTCTCTTTTACAATTTCCATTTTAAT